CCTGCTGGTATTGCTCGCTGATGACCCGTGGTGGTCCACTCACTACACGCCCAACGGTTGGGGGTGCCAGTGCTCGGTGCATTCCCTCTCCCTCCGGGATATGGCCCGGATGGGCAAAGATGCGCCGGATACCGCACCCGATGACGGCACCTATGAGTGGAAGGATAAGGCCACCGGGCAGATCCGGCAGGTACCCAAGGGCATCGATCCGGGCTGGGCCTATAACGTGGGCGAGGCATCAGGTAAGAGTTACCGGATGCTGACCGATAAGTTCGAGACCCTGCCGGCGGATATCGCCCGTCAGTGGGTCAAATCCTATGTGCAAGAGCCTGCCTTTGAGCGGTTTATTGCCGGGCAGATCGAGGGAGAGTTTCCGGTGGCGGTGATGGACGGTGAGCTGATGACGCAAATCGGGACCGGGCGCCAGGCGGTGTGGCTTTCCAGCGATGCGGTCATGCAGAACCAGGCAGCCGGGCTGACGCTGGAAGATTACCAGCGGCTGCCGGTGGCGATCGGGCAGGCCGCGGCCGTGACCGCTGATGAGGCAGGCGTGACGCTGAGGGCGCAAATCGATGGCGCCACCTACCGGACCGGCATCCGGGCCGGCGAAATCAACACAGTGACTTTCTTTGATCGGGAGGAAAAATGAAGCTGATACAAATTGCAAAGATTAATCCGGACGGCGGCAAGGCACCCGAGTGGATGCTGTTGTTCAAAGCCGGGGTTAATGAGCTGATGGGCGGCATCAAGTACATCGTCGACAAAACAGCCTTTGACGCGCTGCAGACCTTTATTGCCAAGCGCGGCGTGGATATCGTGTTCGACTACGAGCATCAGTCGGTGGCGGGCATCAGGGCACCGGCAGCCGGATGGCTCAAGGAGCTGCGGTGGGACGATGGCAAAGGCATCATGGCCCGCGTGGAGTGGACCGAGGAGGCGGCCGGGTACATCGCCAAGGGAGAGTACCGGTATTTTTCCCCGGTGTTCGGGGTGCGGGACACCGATCTGCGGGTGGTGAACCTGCTCTCGGTCGCACTGACCAATAAGCCAAAAACCAACCATTTAAAGCCCATCTTAGCCAAGCTGGGCATAACCGACAACCAGGAGGATGACGTGGAGCTTTTAAAGATTTTGATCGCAAAACTGAAGATGGCGGCGGACTCAACCGAGACGGCCGTGATGGCAAAAATCGACGAGCTGATTGCATCGGCGGCAAAGGCCCCCGAGCAGATCATCGCCAAGGAGGTGGTGGCGGCTCTGGGGCTTTCCGATACGGATGGGGCCAACGTCTCCACGGTGGTGGCATCGATCCATGCGCTGAAGCAGAGCGCAAAAACCGGGGTCACCCGCGAGGAGCTTGCGGCGCTGCAAAAGCAGCTGACCGACCGGGATGCGGTGGAGCTGGTGGCATCTGCCCTGGCAGCGGGTAAGATCACCCCGGATCAGAAAGACTGGGCCACCAAGTATGCGGAGTCTGATGCGGCCGGGTTTACCACCTTTGTCGCTAAGGCGCCGGTGGTAGTGCCGCTCTCCAAGCTGCCGGGTAAAAGCCATGAGTCTGATACGGCCGAGCTTGACGGGGCCGTGCTGCAGGTGGCCAAGCTGATGGATGTATCTGCTGAGGATATCAAGAAATACGGCGCATAGGCTGACCGAATGACAATCAATATAAAGGAGAACAATGATGACGGCATTAAGTGAGGACAAACCCATCGAACGGGCCGACGGCGTGGAGCTGGGGTTTCCGGTGTACGCGTCGGTGAAAATTTACGGCGGCGCGCTGGCCTGCGTGAACGCGGCTGGCTATGCCCTGCCGGGCGCGGATACGGCCGGGCTGATCTTCGAAGGCGTGGCGGTCGAGCAGAAGGATAATACATCCGGTGACAGCGGGGATCTGGACGTAGTACTCAGGCGGCGAGGACTGTTCAAGATGCTGGTGGGCAGCGCCATCTCTCAGGCCAACGTGGGCGGGAACGTATTTATCAGCGATGACCAGACCGTGGACCTGGTCGCCAACGTGAGCAACAATATTTTTTGTGGCGTGATCGCCGGGTTCATCGATTCTACCCATGCGTGGATCGATATCGAACCTGCCATCCAGCAGGCGGATGTAGCCACCCATATCGCAGATTCCAGCGCGGCCCATGCGGCCTCTGCCATCAGCATCGCCGACAGCGGCGCGTATACATCCGAAACCACCGTTGAGGCGGCGCTGCAAGAAATCTACCTGAGTCTGGCTACATAGGCTGCAAATAACATCCGGCCGTTTTGACATCTAACAAGAGGAGATAAAAAACTTATGATCGCGAATAAATCGAACCTGACGGCGGTGTTTATCACGCTGAAAACGATCTTCAACAAGGCCTTTGACGCGGCCCCTTCCCTGTGGCAGCAGACCACGATGAAGGTGCCCTCGGGATCCAGCCAGAATGACTATACCTGGCTGTCCCGCTTCCCGAAAATGCGCAAGTGGATCGGGGATAAGGTGTTTAAATCCCTGTCCGCTTTCAAGTACACGGTCGTCAATGACGACTGGGAGGCCACCGTGGAGGTGGACCGAAACGACATCGATGATGATACCATCGGGCTGGATGCGCCCCAGGCTCAGGAAGCCGGCTATTCATCCAAACAGCTGCCCGACGAGATCGACGCGGACCTGAAAAACGACGCCTTTACCAATACCTGCTATGACGGGCAGTACTTTTACGATACGGATCATGTGGTGAAAGGTGCCAGCGTGTCCAACCATGGCACGGCCGCGCTTTCTGCTGCGACTCAGGTGCTGGCCGCTGCCAGTTACGGCGCAGCGCGCATTGCCATTATGAGCTTTAAGGATGATGAGGGACGGGCGCTGGCGCTGGTGCCGGATCTGCTCGAAGTGGGGCCGGCCCTGGAGGCTACCGGACGGCTGCTGGTTGAGGGGTCCAAGCTCGCCGATGATACGCCCAACCCGTACAAGGGCACGGCCAAGCTGCTGGTCAACCCCAGGCTGACCAGCACCACCCAGTGGATGCTGCACGTGACCAACCGGCCGCTTAAGCCCTTTATCTACCAGGAGCGCAAGGCACCGGTGTTCGTGAGCCAGACCAGTCTGGAGTGCGACGATGTCTTCACCCGGAAAAAATACAAGTTCGGCGCCGAAGCGCGGGCTGCCGGCGGCTACGGCCTGTGGCAGATGAGCTACGGGTCCACCGGCGAAGGCTGATAACCGATAGATAACCCGGTGGCCGGGCGGGGCGGATCCGCCCGGCCCGGCCACCGGATGAAAGCCAGAGGGCAGAAGGAGCGCTTAATATGATCGAGATTAAAAGCAACCATGAGGGGTTTCGCCGGTGCGGCGTGGCCCATGGCAGAAAAGCGGTGCGGTACCCGGACGGGCGGTTTACGGCCGATGAGCTGGCCAGGCTGAAGGCGGACCCCATGCTCACGGTGGTGGAGATTGCGGATCCGGAACCGAAGGAACCCGAGACGGGGCAGCCGTTGCCGCCGGGTGTGGATGAGGAGGCCGTGATTGCCCGAATCGACAAGCCGATCGAGGAGCTAACCGTCGCAGAACTCAAGTACCTGCTGGACAGACTGAAGGTCGATTATCAGAAATCGGCGGTAAAGGCAGATCTGGTCCAGCTGGTGTATGACAATACCGAAGAGCCGATGGAACTGGAGGGGTAACCCATGGCCTACTGCACACAAGATGACCTGCTGGAGCAAATCGATGTAGCCACCCTGATCCAGCTCACCGACGATGACAAAACCGGCAGTGTGGATGAGAGTGTTATCACCCGGGCATGCGCTGATGCCGATGCCGAGATCGACAGTTATTGCGGAAAACGATACAGCGTGCCGTTTACGACGGTGCCGCCGATCGTCCGTAAGATGGCGGTCGACATCACGATCTATAATATATACGGCCGGCGGCGAGGCGCCCCGAACAACCGGGAAAAACGCTATGATGACCAAATCCGTTTGCTGAAGGATGTGGCCCGCGGGCTGGTGAGCCTCGGGGAAAATGATCCGGACAGCACCCCGGCGTCGGCAAACACGCCGCATATCACATCCAATCCGCGTATTTTTTCCCGCACCAGTCTGGAGGGCTTCTGATGGGCGGGATAACCCTGACCATAGATATCGCCAACGACGATGTGCGCAAACTGGCCAAAGCGATCGCCGAGCGGGGCAAAACGCTGACCCCTGTGTTCAAGGCGTTCGGGGAATACATGCTGATGCAGACCGAGTGCCGGTTTTCAGGCGAGCACGATCCGGCCGGACGGCCCTGGACAAAGCTATCCGCCCGGCGACTGGCTGAGAAAAAGGGGCCGAAGATCCTGACCGAGCGCAGCCGCCTGCGAAAATCCATTGTATACAAGGCCGGCACTCACACGCTGCGGATCGGCACCAATGTGGTTTATGCGGCCGTGCATCAGCTGGGAATGGACGGTACCGTTACGGTCCGGCCCCATGCCCGGAAGGTCAAGAGCCGCAACCTGAA